GAGGCTGTGGCATACAGCGAGATCGAGCCGTTCCCATGCAAGGTGCTCGCTCACCATTACCCAAACACGCCTAACCTGGGCGATATGACCAAATTCAAGGAGTGGCCTGATTATGCAAATGTCGATGTTCTCGTTGGAGGAACACCCTGTGCAACATTCAGTATTGCAGGGCTTCGCAAAGGGCTTGCAGAAGATAGAGGAAACCTCGCACTTGAGTTTGTTAAACTTATTGAACGACTGCAACCCACATGGGTTGTATGGGAAAATGTGCCCGGTATCTTGTCAAGTAATGGAGGACAAGACCTTGGCACCTTCCTCGGAGCATTGGGGGAACTCAGGTATGGGTTCGCTTACAGGGTTCTTAACACTGAGCATGTCAGAACACAACGATTTCCAAATGCCATCCCACAAAGAAGAAGGCGTATCTTCGTTGTCGGACATATTGGAGGAGACTGGAGAAGTCCTGCCAAAGTATTATTTGACTCAGCACCAGTGCGAGAAGATGCTCCTCCGAGCAGAAGAAAGCGAGAAGAAAATCCCGAAAAGCCTACATATCGTTCTGCAAGAAGCGACCAACTCGTTGAAGACGAAGTAGCAGGCACAATAGCTGCTCGTGATTACAAGTCAGCAACAGATTTAGTTGTTGAAAAAAAACCTGTCATCATGCGAGATAGTCAGACTGGTTCTAATGGAAAACCATGGAATGATGAAGGTGTGTCTTGGTCACTGACAGCCCACGATAGATACACAGTGATAGAAACAAGCACACCTGATAAAGCACCAAGGATATATAAAGAAGAAGTATCTCCTACATTGACAGCCATGACTGGTGGTAACAGACAACCTATAGTTTTTATAGAAAAAGATGTGCAAGACAAAGACAACAGTTTGATTCATTGTGGTGATGAGGTAGAGATGGTCAGAGTCAGGAAACATGAGGTTGACATACAAGGATTACAAAAAAGTTTAAAGGATGGCAAAGTTAATAAGTCACTCACCATACAAAATATCGCTGACTCACTCAGTGTCAACAAAACAACTGTGGATCATTGGTTTAGAACTGATGGTAGTTTTGCAATACCCACTGAAGATGTATGGTTCGACTTGAAAAGTCTGTTGGGAATCGAAACTGATAAGTTTGATGATTCCATTATGGAGTTTGAGATCAGAGAAGGCACTTATGAGATGTCAAGAAGAGTTTACAGTGATGAGGGTGTTTCACCCACTATTACAGCATCTAACCCTGATGCAAAGATAACCACACGCAATGATGTTATCAGAAGACTCACTCCTGTTGAGTGTGAACGCTTACAAGGACTCCCGGATAATTACACACAGATTCCATACAGAGGTAAACCTAAAGAAGACTGTCCTGTATCAAAACGCTACGAAGCATGTGGTCGAGCTATGTCAGTCAATGTCATGGAGTGGTTGGGATCACGAATCAAACAAGTTCACAATGGAGAAATGTAATGGAAGACAAACGATTTAATTTTAATGACATCACAGACTTTGAGAAACACATAGAACTGTCGATACCAAACTTTCTGACCCTAGACAACATCTTTCGCAATATTGCACATGAATATGCACAACCTGAGAGTGCTGTGGTGGACTTAGGATGTTCTACAGGTAGATTCCTAACAAGTCTCAACCAAATACCTACATGTGAATACATAGGAATCGACACAGTGGATATGGAACAAAGAAGAGATGGTTTTCGCTTTGTGTTAGGTGATGCAGAAGAACTTTTGTCTAACATACAACAACCCTCAGTCATTGTGAGTATGTTTTTCTTGCAGTTCTTAGGTCAACATCAAAGAAAGCGTGTGCTTGACATCATTAAGCCCATGTTAGATGCAGGAGCTATCTTGTTGATCTCAGAGAAAGTCTTTTTGAATGACCCAAGAGTACAGCAAATTATTCACAAGTTGCACATCCAAGAAAAGCGTAAAGGTTTCACTGACACAGAGATATTGGATAAAGATTTAAAGTTATCAGTCAGTATGTACTGTAAGACAGAACAAGAACTTATGACTGAGCTCAATAAGATAGGCGTTGTCTCTAAGGTGTGGCAGAGTTTTAATTTTATGGGTTACATGGTGAAAGGGAGACAAACATGAAATGTTGGAATTGCAAAGCTGACCTCATTTGGGGTGGAGACAACAACATCGTAGATGAGGATGGTCAGTTTATGTTGGAAACTAATTTGCACTGTCCTGACTGTGATGCCCAAGTGATCGTCACCACACCACTCGCCAATGCTAAAGATGACGAAGGCGAAGAGGCGTTGCATTAATGATTAACAGTAAAGTTGCAAAGGAGACCATCGTAGATGTAGGGATTGGACTAATCATATCCTTTCCAATAGCGTTTACTGTCCTGACCTTTGCGACAAACATGGAGTTCAGTGTGGGTGCAACTGCCCTGACACAGACAGTGGTTTTCACATCACTGGCATTGTTTAGGAAGTACTGTGTGCGACTATTCTTTTTGAAGAACGAAGGCAAATAAGGGTATAGTGACTGAAGTGGTGATTTATAATGATTTATACTTTTATGTATAAAACGATAATGGTTAAGGGTATAGTGTGGCAAACAGGGTATAGTAAAGGAAATGCCACCCTGTGAAGAAACCTATATAGAATAAGGGCTAAAGCCTATAGGTAGTGTTAGGTATATACTATATAAGAGATAATATATATATAGTACATAACAGCACAAAAGGGCGTTTATGCGAGGTATATGTCAGGGGTAGTGGAGGTAGCTATACACTGTGCACTGTACACTGATAGATTTTAAATATGGCGTGAGCCAAGGAGTAGATAGAATGACTGAGAATAGTAAAATAGTAGACGATAGGCGACAGGAAATAGCAGAAGAAAAGCAGAAGAATAAAACTGTAAGTCTTATGCACACGATTGGTGAAGACAATTGGATTCACACACTGACTGGTGGCAAGCAAGTTAAAGTCTTTACAGATCGTAGAAAGAAAGATGAAACAATCTACAAAGGAATAAAGTAATGTCCATTGCCAGTAAATTAACTCAGTGGTTCAACAAGATCACCAAAGAACAATACGATGTTACTATCTACCTTGATGACAACAAACAATTTCCCAATGGTAAGTCTCACATCATGGTTTCACTCAAGAAGATTAAGAAGATCAACAACAAGTATCTGTCAGGCACAGACATCAATGGTCAGTCTTATGAGTTCAGTAGCGTGGTTGAATTTAACTACGAGGTGAAGAAGATATATTAAATGGGCAAGCCAAACAAAGACAAGAAGCCAATTAGCAAAGCTCCAAAGCAATTTGAGAAAGACCCTGAGCTAAACCTAACTGAAATGCAGAACGCTTTTGTTTGGCATTACACTGAAGGTTCTTGTTCACAAACAGAAGCGGCGAGACGAGCAGGGTATGAGTTTCCTGCAGTAGCCGCTAACAAGATGCTCAATGGTAAAGACCAACCTCATGTCACCAAAGCTATCAGGATCAAACAAGATGAGTTAGCTGAGAAGTATGCGATCACACCACAAAAGACTGGCACGATGTTGTGGAAGATAACAGAGACAGCATTTGAAAGCGGTCACTTCAACGCTGCGGTGTCGGCTATCAAAGAACTGAACCAGCTTGCTGGCCTATCGGTTAATAGATCCCAGAACATTAACATCAACGCCAACCTGGAGACGATGACCAAGGAAGATATCAAGGAGCGATTGTCCAAGCTTTTAGGAGCTGAAGTCGATGGCAAACCCGACAAGGATTTCTAACGAACTTAACCACGTCCAAGGCCCGTCAGCCAGGGAGGGCCTGGAAAATCCAAAAAAATGCACAAAACACCGTAAGTCATTGATTTGACAGGCTTTTCTAGCTGTTAGCTGGTGTACAATAATGCAAGGCCGCGGGACTGGTCTGTGCAGACAGGTCACCGGCATAAGTCTGCGCACCTGGTACACTGTACCCTGGCGTCCGCAAACCCTTATAAATCAAGGGCTTACGGTAGGGGTCCCTTGGATCTGGTTTTTCCAGAGATTTTAGCTTTTATTTTTGACCCCACACCCACATATATGGCCGGCGCGGCCACGCTATAGGGTTAAACTAAGTTGACCGCATAGAATCATGCAAATTCTGTACGGTAATTCCCGCACCTACTTTCGCGCCAGTTAGATGGTATACTTGATGCCATGTCAGCATTGAGTCGCACAAAAGGCGCTACATTTGAAAGGGCCGTCGTAAAAGAGATCAACAACTTCTTTGAATCAGAGGGTATTGATTTTAGCTGCAAGCGCAACCTGGACCAATATCAGACCGCTGGCATGTGTGATATTGATATTCCGTTTCACGCGGTCGAATGCAAACACTACAAAGAGGGATGGGCCTACAAACCCGAATGGTTGAAGCAGACCATTGAGGCCGCTGGAGAAAAAATACCCGTTTTGATTTTTCGGTACAACCGAAAACCCATACAAGTTTGTCTGCCGATGTACGCTATAAATCCGGAATGGGAGGTAGACCCCTATTTAAATTGTGTAATTTCCCTGGACCAGTGGTTCGAGGTTATGAAACGTAACTGGGACCTCTATCGTTGCAAATTTACCTCAACCGTACAATAATACAATTATGGCCATACAAAAAAAGACAAAGAAAACAATTAAAAAAGTATCCAAGGCACTGAAAAAAGCCAGTGGTCTTCATGCTGCACAGGCAAAAACCCTGGATGCAATTAAAATGAAGAAGGGTGGGACTCCGGACAACGTAAAAAATCCATCGCTTTATTCTCAGGCCAAGTCGAAAGCCAAGGCCAAGTTTGATGTTTACCCTTCTGCATACGCCAATGCGTATATGGTCAAGGAATACAAAAAAATGGGTGGCCAATATAAGGCCGAGGGTGGTGAAATGAAAAAAAATCTAAAACCTGTGCCCGCGGGCAATAAAGGGCTAGGTAAGCTGCCGACCAGGGTGCGTAACAATATGGGATTCTTTGAAAACGGTGGTACCGTTATGGTCCAGGGCCGAGGCTGTGGTGCTATGATGGAAAGCAAGCGTAAGAAGACCAGAGTACCTCGTGGCTAAACCTAAAGACGGACTCACTCAATGGTTTAAAGACGACTGGGTTGACATAGGATCACCCAAGAAAAGTGGCGGCTTCAATAAATGTGGCCGGTCAAAACAAAAAGCGGACGCTAAAAGAAAATATCCAAAGTGCGTTCCATCTTCTAAAGCTTCTGGCATGAGCGAAAATCAAATTGCTTCCGCGGTTACCCGCAAAAGATCAAAGAAACAGGGTGTTGGTGGTAAACCGACAAACGTACAAACCTTTGCAGCCAACGGTGGAGCTGTCACTAAGAATCGGAACTCCGGTTTATACGGTAGAAGATAATGGCTGAGATCCAAGACGACGGTTACCTGGAGCGAATCAAAGATTTCTTTGCCGAACAAGCCGAGCGTAAATTACAACAAGACATGATGATGATTGAAGCTCAGCGTGCAGCCATAGAAGAATATGCGCCGTCCGCCGGTCAACTAGCAAACTTCGGTGGCATGATATTGCCAGGAGCTGGTTTGACAGATGCAGCTGGTGAATACCCTACCCTACCTTCTTACGACCAACCTATAGAGGACGCATTTTCTGGTGAACCCATGCCTTCCCTGGGCGAAAATTTAGGTGAGGGCAGATATTTTGATGCGGGACTCCAAAGCCTGGGAATGGTCGGAGATGCTGCTATGGCCATACCTTTTGTTGGTCCAGTAGCTGCTGGGGTACTAAAGGCCCCAAAAATCGTAAAATCTGTCCTGACAGCGCAGCGTGTGGGTAAAGACATTGACCAGGGCATAGGAGCCTTGCCCAGGAGTGCGACCACTTTGAAAGTAGTACCAGATTCAACCTTGCCAAAAGAAATGGCCGAAATAGAAACCAGGTTTACTAAACAGCTCAACGAAGATCTAGATGGTGCGATCGATCAATACAGGAACTTACCCGACTCAGATGGTGGACGCATCATCAACACCGACCTGGCCAGAGAGCCCAGCCCAGATTATGTGGCCGACAGAACATTAAGTGCAGCGGTTCACGAACCCGCCTCTGCATTTACCAAAGCTTATTGCGCCAAGTTACTTGCAGCACCAGCAGCTCCTGGTTAATGTTACGAGGTTCTATTTACAGGTGGCGGAACTGGTGCTGGTAAATCTACTGCCCTGGAAGATGCGCTGCTAGAAAAGACCGTGAGATCCCAAATTGTGTACGACACTAACGCAGCGGGATTCCCAAGCTCGATGAAAAAAATTGATGAAGCCCTGGACGCCGGCAAAGATGTAACAGTTGCTTATGTATACAGAAATGCGATTGAAGCACTGACCGGTGGGGGTGAGTTTGGTGGTGGCGCTGTACAAAGAGCAAAACGTATGGGACGTACCGTGCCTGTTAACATTCACGTCGGGACCCACGTCAGATCTATTGAAACAGTAAAAGACCTGGCGAAGCATTACGAAGGCAACCCTAATGTTGATATAAGGGTTATTGACAACACCGGAGGCAAGGGAAAAGCATTAGATGCTGGCAATGACTTGTCAGGATTACCAGAATACGACTATAATGAATTATTAAAGGAGGCTACAGATGAACTTGTTAAGGCCCGTAAAGAAGGCTGGCTACCACAAAAACTCTACGAAGGATTTGTCCCAGCTAAAACCGGTAGTTAAACCGGAACTCAAAGAAAGAAATGACCAGATGTTTGGCGGCCTGGTGAAAAACATCAACCGCAATACTACAAAAGGTTTATAGTTCACGATGCTCTTCATGGTGAACCAACTCACCATCTAAAAAGATCTTATAAGGAACACCCATCCAATTGAGTTTTTCGATGCGACGCGCTATCAGCTCCTGGTAGTTTTTGTCAGGGCATTTTATGGCCATCATATAATCGGTTTCATTGATTGGCTGGTGCAGCTCCCACATATCTCCGATCTGACCTTGGGAAAAGTCTACATATATAACGTCACCCATTGGGCTTACCTTTCTTCTTAGGTTTCGGGACCTCACGTTTTTGCCCAAAAATCCTGTCAAAGTTTTCGTTAAATTTATCCACGTCCTGGGGCCGCGGTCTAGATCCTTTGCTCATATCCTCTCCTGGGAAATTATTATAGCTTATCATTTAATTGCTTAAGCTCTGCTTTTGCGCAAAACAAATTGTCCTGGCTTTCTTTGAGTTTCTTTTGCAGCCACTCAATCTCTTCCTCATACCTGGCTATTTTCTTTTTTAATAATAGATTGTCTTTCATTTATTCTCCTCGTTTTTCTAGAAATCCTGTCTTCTGTTCTTTGAAAAGACCATTCAAAAAATCTGTTTATAAATTCTGACAAGCATTTCATTTTAGTTTTCCTATAAATCTAATTATTTCAGTATCTTAGCATATCAAAATTAATTTGTGCAAGATTGTATATAATGTTGCAATTAACGACACGATATGTATAATAGGGGAGTAAGTTAATTAAAAGGAGAAAGAAATGGAAAACGTAATTCAAGAAACCAGGTTCAACAAGGACCAATTCACATGGGACGGTATGTACCTCATGTACAGAGGCGACTTTGCTGGCGCTGTCAAAATGCTTGACGCTCACCCCAAGGCTCATCCTAGCTGGGAAGGTTTGAACAGACCGGCTTTTGTGGCCAGGTTCAAGTACGGATACAAGCCTTGGAAGGCCTGGGTAAACTTCTTGGTCAAGAATGCGACCGTCGAAGAGTATATGCACTACGCCGATCACAGAAAAAACTTTGAGGGTGAGTACGGTGAGCAGTGTGGTACTCCGGCGTTTGCAATGAAAAAACTTGGCTACAAGGGCAAAAGATAATGAGCGTAGCTGAGAACAAAGTTTTTTATAACCGAGTGCGTCGTGCCTGTAAAAAGCACGGCGTCGAAATTAAATTTAACGGCACGCACCGAGCATACACTTCGGTGCAGCTGCTTAAAGATGGCCAGCTGATCGTGGGTGATTATGCCCAGGGTCGGCTTTCATTAACTGTAGATTGGAAAAGGATCTATGACGAAATAACCAAGTA